GGCACACCATCCGTCCAAGCCTTCAGCCCGTTCGCCCCTACGGCTGCTTATAGCACTACTACAGTTGGAGGTAGTGGGTATTTTGATGGTACTGGTGATTATTTAAGTTGCACAATATCTTCAATTGGAACAAGCCAATTTACTCTTGAAGGATGGATTTATTTAACAACATTAACAAATTATCAGACTATTTTTGATACGAGAGCTAGTGCTGTTGATGCAAATGGCATGAGTTTACAAGTAACTCCAACTGGAACAGTTGAATTTTCATCAAATGGATCTATAGCAACATCAGCTTTAATTAAAGCGGGAACGTGGGCACATCTTTGTGTAACAAGGGGCGCATCAAATGCAATAACAATTTATATAAATGCAGTTTCTCAAGCCACAGGAACTAATAGTAATAATTTAACTAAAACATCTGTAAACATTGGAAGAACTTTTGACCCATTTTATCTAAATGGATATATTTCTGGATTAAAACTTGTTATAGGAAGTGCAATTGCTCCGTCTGGTATTCCTATTGCTCCTCCTTCTTCTACAGGATCAACACTTTGTTTAAACTTTACCAATGCTGGCATTACAGACGCTACTGCTAAGAATGACTTAGAGACTGTAGGTAATGCTCAGATAAGCACAGCGCAAAGTAAGTTTGGCGGCAGTTCCATGTTGTTTGATGGAACTGGTGATTATTTGGTTTCTCCATCTGTTCCAAACTTAAGTTTTGGAGCTGGTGATTTCACTATGGAACTTTGGATTTATCAAAATGGCGCAAGAGTTCAAAATTTCCCTGCTGTTCTTGGAAATGCTAATTCTTTTACTACAAATGCATGGGGATTTCATGTAGATAGAAGCACTGCTGGACAACAAGGCAAGGTTACTATTTACATATATAACGTAAACACAACCAATGCTGTTCTTACAAGTGTTGCTTCAATTTCTCAAAACACATGGACATATTTGGCGCTAGTAAGAAGCGGCTCAACATTAAGTCTTTATATAAATGGCTCTTTGGATACTTCGGTAAACATAAGCACAACATCACTTGATGGTGGTGTGTCTAATTTTATAACTGTTGGTTCTCAAGGAAATCAAACAGCAACTGCATTTAGTGGCTATATTGATGATTTAAGGATTACAAAAGGATATGCAAGAACAATATCTAGTTCACCAACTTCAGCATTCCCGCTTCAATAAGGTGACATATGTGGACTAAAAACGGATCAATTCCGCAACCTGATACAGATGGCACTGAAGGTTGGCTAGAGGTTCCTGATGCTCCTATTGCCCCAGAGGGGAAAGAGGTAGTTTGGCTAAATTGGGAATGGATAGTGCGTGATCCTAAGCCTGTAGACCGTGAAGGTTATCGCTGGAAATGGAACCACGACCAAATGCAGTGGATTGAGTATCAAATGGTTAATGTAGTAATCGCAGAGCCTTTGCCAGCGATTACTAGCGACCAGATCGCGGCGCTGTCCAGTACGGATGTCGCGGCATTAACTTCTGAACAGATCAGCTCCCTATGACGCCTGAGTTACAAAAATACTACGAAGACAGGTTCGCCATGATGGCCACGCCAGGCTGGCGTGACCTGATTGACGACATTGAAAAAATAAAAGAATCGCTCAACAACATTTCTGTTGTGGAGAACGAAAAAGATTTACAATTTAAGAAGGGTGAGTTATCGATACTAACCTGGCTGTCCACACTAAAACAGGTCAGCGAACAGGCTTACGAGGACTTGCAAGATGAAAAGAATGTATGAATTTGTCTGCGAAAGCGGACAGCGCATCGAACGGTTCACGTCTTATGAGGACAAGACCGTTAGTTGCAATTGCGGCAAGTTAGCCAGCCGCGTGATATCTGCAACGCCGTTTAGGTTGGAGGGGTGGTCGGGGCATTTCCCGACGGCTTTTCATCAGTTTGATAAAAAGCACCGCGACAAGCTAAAATCGGAGCAGAAGGCGAACAGATAAGCAGAAATGCCCTGTTCATGTTTAATCCTGGGAACCAAAAGATGGCAGGAAAAGGAACTTCGACATGTTGATAGATAAAGAACCCGAGATGCCGAGCGAAATCGAGGCAGACGACGCGAAACTACCCGAAATTGAAGATAGCACCAAGGCCCCAGCGCCTGAAGTGCCCGATCGATACAGAAACAAGTCGATCGATGACATCATCAAAATGCACCAAGAAGCCGAAAAAGTAATCGGCCGACAGGCGCAAGAAGTCGGGGAAGTGCGAAAGCTGGCAGATGAGCTCATCAAGCAGAATCTCAGCGGCCGATCGCAACCTGTTGAGCAAAAAGAGCCTGAAGTGGACTTCTATGAAGACCCTCAGAAGGCGATTCAGCAAACAGTAGCAACTCATCCTGACGTTGTAGCCGCAAGGCAGGCGTCGCTTGAGTTTAAAAAAATGCAAACGCAGCAGCGCATGGCGCAAGAGCACCCTGACTTTATGCAGGTGGCAGCTGACCCAGAGTTTCACGCATGGGTTAAGTCGTCTCCGATACGTCTGGAGCTTTACGCCAAGGCAGATGCTCAGTTTGATTTTGATGCTGGTAATGAATTGCTCTCTACCTACAAGGCTATTAAGGGCGTCAAGACGCAACAGGTGCAGTCAGAAGCTAAAGACAAGCGCCAGCAGCAGATGAAGTCCGCACAAGTCGACACAGGTGGAACTGGAGAGTCTTCAAAGCGTGTTTACCGTAGGGCAGACCTGATTCGGCTAAAAATGACCGACCCGGCTCGCTACGATGCGCTACAGCCTGAAATTATGGCGGCGTATGCAGAAGGTCGGGTCAAGTAAATATTACTTTTGACTTTAGGAGTTAGACATGGCAACCGCATTTAGCCCAGCAAATAGTGTAACGACCACTACAGCAGCAACCTTTATTCCAGAGATTTGGAGTGATGAAATTGTTGCGTCGTACAAGAAGAACCTCGTTCTGGCCAATCTGGTCATGAAGATGAACTTCCGTGGCAAGAAAGGCGACACCGTTCACGTTCCGTCCCCAACCCGTGGCTCCGCCTCGGCAAAAGGCGCAACCAACGCTGTTACCCTGATTGCTGCGACCGAGAACGAAGTGCAAATCTCGATCGACAAGCACTACGAGTACAGCCGTTTGATCGAAGACATCGTTGAAACGCAAGCACTGACCTCGCTGCGTCAGTTCTACACTGATGACGCTGGTTACGCTCTGGCCAAGCAGGTTGACACTGACCTGATCCAGCTGGGCCGCGCATTCAATGGCGCTACGATCGGCACCAACGACTACGCTACCTCGGCTGCATCGACCAAAGCCTACATCGGCTCGGACGGCACCACGGCCTACAACAGCTCGACTTCGAACGCTGCTGCACTGACCGACGCTGCAATCCGCCGCACGATCCAGCGTCTGGATGACAACGACACTCCGATGGACGGTCGTTTCTTCATCATCCCTCCGTCGTCGCGTAACACCCTGATGGGTCTGGCTCGCTACACCGAGCAGGCATTCGTCGGCAATGGCAACGCGATCCGCAACGGCGAAATCGGCAACCTGTACGGCATCCCTGTGTTCGTTACCTCCAACGCCGACTACGGCGCAGGCAACACCGGTGCTGACCGTATCTGCCTGATGGGCCACCGCGACGCGATGGTGCTCGTTGAGCAGATGGGCGTTCGTTCGCAGACCCAGTACAAGCAGGAATACCTGGCAACTCTCTACACCGCAGACATGATCTACGGCGTGAAGGCCATGCGTACTGCTGCTACCGTCGGTGCTGCTACTTCGTCGTCGGCTTTTGCTCTGGCTGTTCCGGCCTAATTGAGCCCCCGGCCTTCGGGCCGGGGATTAACCTTTAGGAGAACATCATGGCAAATGCAACTTCCGTAGTAGTCCGCGCTGGTAACGACCAGTTTCGCGGTTTGTTTTCTGATACTTGGCTGGTTCGCGCAACGATTGACGCCGACAGCCTTGACGATGGCGCTGGCGATACCGACACCGTAGCTGTTCCGGGCGTTGCCCTGGGCGATATGGTGCTGGGTGCATCTCTTAGCGTCGATGAGGCAGGCTTGATCGTAGAGGCTTACGTCAGTGCAGCTAACGTCGTCAGTATTCGTTTCCAAAACGAGACTGGCGGCACGGTTAACCTGGCATCTAGCACTTTGCGTCTGGTCGTCGCCCGTTCGTTGGCCTAATAATCGGGGGTTTCGACCCCCGATTTTTTACTGGAGCATTTATGTCTGCAACTTTTCGCTGCCTCTCCAGCGGTCAAACCGTCACCTTCACGCTTCAGCATGACATCGACAGCATGAAGGGCCACGCCGGTTACGTCCGAGTGGATGAGGAAGGAAACGAAGAATCCTTGCATCAAGACGCTGTACGCACTGATACCGCATTTTCAGCCCCGATACCTCAAATGAGGCGACCCGGCCGTCCAAGGAAACAGGAAAATGTCTGAAATTGATCTGAGAGAGTTTGGAAAACTCGAAGCGCAAGTAGAAGTCCTCCAGTCTGAGGTTCACGCCTTGCGCGAGGACGTCAAACTGCTGCTGGAAATGGCCAATAAATCAAAGGGTGGCCTCTGGGCTGGTATGGCCGTTGTATCGGCCGTAACCAGCATTGGTACATTTATCGTC